CTTGCATAACAGTCTTCTACTCCTACCTGAAGTTGAGGCACAGAAATGTCTGCTCCCCATTTCTCTTTAAAATATTCTTGCGCTCTTTTGAGAACGGGGTCAGGTTTAATATAAGGATTCCTCCCTGCTTTGGATTGTGAGACTCCCCTACAATGAAAAAATCTACAAAATCCCAATTGAACAATTTGATGTTCTTTCTTAGCCAACCTGAGAAAAAAATCATTATCAGAAACAACCCCAAAGGGATCAAAATATTCATCGAGCCTTTCTTGCTCTATTAATTTAAGATTTAAAAGGCACGCTGAAGCTTCCCAATGTAATCTTGAAAAGCTACTAACAAAGTATTCTGAATAGTCCTCTTCAGGAATATACGATTCTTCAATAGGCTGATTCCACTTCCCCACTTCTTGAGGTAGACCGCCTACCACTGCTAGAGATTGTTGATGCTCTATATATTTCAAAGCATTGATTATAAATTTGTGGTGAATAAAGGCATCATCGTTTATACTGAATAAATATTCATAGCCATTCTTTTGTGCATAGTCCAAAATATAATTCATATTACTACAATAACCATGCTTGGGCCTATGATGGATCAATTCTTTAGGAAAACCAAACTGAGTCAGCCATCCATCTTCTTCTAAACCATAATCAATCAACATGAGATCCAAAGTCAGACCATCTATATCCGCTGTTGCTTCAGCATAATCAGAAGCCAGGCTTATATGTTTCATTGCCTTTTTAAAATATTCAACATTATCCTTATGAGTGATTACACCAATCAGAACTTTCACTTTTTCTCCCGCATGTATTCCTGAAATTTAAGCATCTGTTTATCAAGCAACTTCCAAAAATCTCCAGGAGTAGCATCCGTTTCAAGCAACCAGTCAGCTTGTATAAGCTCTCCATACCTAGCAACAATCTCATCCATTATCTCTCCCGTCTTGAACACCGTAAATAATGCCAGTATAAAGCTTTGCCTAAGATATTTATCCTTAGCCATCTCTGGACCAACATCAGGAATGTCATCCATTCTAAAAACAAAAGGCACTCTTTTTTGAAACAAGACTGCCCTTAAATCCATTAGTTGTTTTTTTTCAAATCCGGCTGTGTCACTGGAACAAACCACAAAACCATTCATGACCAATTTCCCAGATGAGAAATTATTTGGTTCCATAGTAGAAACTTTATACCCAAACTTAGTCCCCTCGGCTAAAAATGTTTTTTCAAACTCTTTATCGTTTCCAATATAACAGCCCTTGGTAAGCATATGCTCTTCTGGCATATAAACCTTTTTTGTTTCTTCTTCTATTTCCTTTACTGTAGGCTCTGGATTGGCCGCAGGGAAGGCATTGATTATCTTCGCCCACCCCTTTCTTTCATATTCCTTTGCTAGATGCTCTGGAACAAGTTTATTCCCAGCTCCGAGTTTGTTTGCTGCCTCTAAACTTGTAATCTTTATCTCTACTTTTTTTATCGCCATCGTCCCTCCCAAGTCACTTGGAGAGTCTCTCTTAATTTATCACTTGTCAAGAAAAAAACCCCACTTTTTAGTAGTGGGGTTACACATCCAAACCGAGGGAGTCTGTTTGGATTAAACAATGGAAATGGCTATTTATATATATCTTATTGGAAATATTGCACCGTTAATCATTTCGAGAGGTTATAGCTGAGATGGTGGAGAATTCTCCACCATCTCACCAACTAACTGATATTATTAAGAAATAAAAACCAGTTATTTCAGTATGTTACGTGTTCCAAGTTACAGACAACTCATTTGCCTGTGTTGGAAAGTCACCAAGATTCTCGCCAAGTAACAGACCAGCCCAAAAGACAGCATTCCCGCCTGCCGCAACTGCCCTAACGGACAGATATCTCTGTATCTGCTCTTGGTTAGTAGAAGTCTGGCCACGTCCCTCATCACCTGGTTGGAATACATGGCTAAACCTAAATGGTATTGTATACGTTCCTGCCGCTGTAATAGCTGTAGCGGTAAAAGCCAAAACAGAATTGGCATCACCATTAGCCGCGGTCAGGGCAGAATCATCATCTCTAAGTGAAATAGTAAGAGATGTAGCAGTCATTGAATAAACATCTACTATGATCATCCCTTGACCAAATCTATACTTATCCACTACAGGAGAAGCTGTATCTGCATCACTGCTCCAGCTATCTATAGACCCACCAATGCCCACAGGGGCATTATCATAACTATCTGCGGTAGCAGATGTAAGGGTCTGCTGCGGAAGCGCCCTATAAACCAGAAATTGGTTTTTCATCTCTTTAGCAAGAGGCATTTTATCACCCTCCGTTTCCTATTTTTTGTGTCCTAATTAGGACATATTCGGGTCAGCAGTAGAGCTGAGGACCACGAAGGCTTTCTCTTGCTCAGGTGTTCCGCCTACTCGTGCTGAAGCCCTGAACGCTGTCTGGTTGTCTTCAAAGAGGACGTGCCTTGACATCTCAACAGAGACAGTCTTCCTTTCCCCTATGAAATAATGTTTCCAGTCGCCCAATACCACGTCGCCTGTGCTACCCAAAGCAGAGGTTTTATAGTCTGACATCACGACCGGAAGGCCCAACATATAACCAGCTACGCCTTCGCCAAAGTTATTATAGCCCTGACCAAGTTCCATAACCGGCCTGCCCTGATCATCCTTCTCTTTTCTCAGCGTATTGAAGACTTGTTTCTTCATAAACCATACTGCGCCAGCATCAAACATCGGAGGAAGTTGAGACTGCATATTCAAACAATCCATATAGCTAACTGTTCCAGATGAGACCCTATTAACAGTAGTAATTCCTGGAGCATTCAAGACACCCATTGGCCGCGTGGCGCCCATGCCACGTAGAAAGATTCTATCGGTATAATGCCAATAAGCGCCTTGGAATAGCTGCACAAGAAGGTTACCAATATTTATGGCTGAGTCTTGCAGCAAAATATCAGTAACGGGCGTGAAGGCTGAGATCTCATGACATTCAAGTGTCAGCATTCCAAACTCAGCCTTTGTGCTAGGTTTGGTGCGCCCCTCTTCAGTCCATCTCATCCTTACGCTTCCAAAGAAATCTTCGTTATCTTCGGTAAGATCTTGGTCCAGTTTAGGCCATTGGATCTTCTGTGTGGTCATGGGCCAAACTTGCGCCCTCGGCCAAACAATTGTTCCCGGAGGCGCAAACTGCAACATGGCATAACGAACATCTTCAGGTACAAATAGCCCCGCTGAGGCGTCATCCTGAGTGTTCATAACCGTGTCCCAATCAACGCTTTTGGCTACCGCGTGAGCTGTCTTTTTGTAGGTCTCAGCCATCTTGGTGAAAAATTCTTTAGACTCTTCGCCAAGCTCCTCAAACATTCCAGAGTTACGATAATAGCCCTTTCCGGTAACTGACCACTGGTTAGATGTGTTTACTACAGAACCACCAGGAAGGCGGTACTGGTTAGGACCGACTTGAGAGAGTTTCCCATCGTCAACTACACCGGCTTCCTTTGTATGGATATGTGCTGGTATAGCTTTTTCAAACTCATCAAGTCTGGTATTTATCTTATCAAGAGGCTCCTGGAGCTTCTTCTCTATCGTCTCGCCCAGGAACTTCTGAAACTCCTGCTTTTTGGCGTCGCTTAAGTTTGCCGTTGACATAATTCACTCCTTGACTTGCTCAGTTGGAATGCGGGGATAACCCCCACATTTAACTCTTAAAGCTGCTAATGCGATCTACAGTTGGCTGTAAGAAGGCATCAACTTTTGTAGTCAACATCTCGGCTATCTCTTCTTTAGAAATTCCGTAGATGTCGTAACTACCATCATCTTTGTTAATGCTTTTTTCTTCTATCCAACTGAGCACATCATCATCCGCAAAGTAATCAAGGGCTTGTTCGATTGTAGACTCAACGACTTCCTTAGCCGCTTTAGTTTCTATGTTGGATTTACTAGCCTGCTTTTTTACCCACCTTGAAACATCTTCGTAGTCCCAAGTATTTTGGTCAAAAGAATAGCTAATCATCTTCTGACAATCTATACAAAGTTCCCCTTCTACACCTGTGTATTCTTTCACCTTTATGTGGTGAACATTATGACCATCGTGGTCTTCCCTATCTACTAAAGCAAAATGCTTCTGTATATTCTCTTCCTCTGGGATCTCTTCTGATTCCTCTACTTCGGGTTCTGGTTCTTCTTCCTGAGCTATAGAATCTTTAAGTGGACAATTCTCATTTTCACACGCAGATATTTCACCTGCTGTTACATCCTTGTCACACTCTATACAATAGAATGACTCCTCTTCGTCCTCATCCTCTTCAGGTTCTACATTCTCATCTTCCTCTACTGGCTCTTCTACCTCTGGAACCTCTTCTGGTCCCTCTGCTTCTGGTTCTACTTCATCGTCACCTAAGCCTTCGTCCTCCGCCTCCTCACTGTAACCTTCCTCTGGTTCCTCAGCTTCATCCTGTATTTCAGGTGTTTCTGTTTCCTCGCCCTCATTATCTTCCTCCTCTATAGCGGCCCTATACTCATCCAAAACTGCTGGCAACTCTGCCCTTATCACGTCCCGCACTATGTTACCTATCTCTACTTTCATTGTAGACATATCCATCTGCGGAGGTGGTGGTGGTTGAACTTCCGCATCCATTGGTTCTGGGCCTGGAGGGACTTCACCTTCCGATTGCGCAGCAGCTTGTTCTGCTTCCTCTGGAGGAACAAGTGAATCCAAACTGGTTTCACTCTCTGGCTCTGGGAACTTCCCGTCAACAGCAGGAGGGGCCTGGGGTTCAGTAATAGGCGGCTGCCCTTGCGCCTCAGTAGTAGCCTGTTGATTTTCCTCTGTAGGAGGCGGCTCTGCTGGAGGCTGTTCGGTCGCGGGCGCGGCCTGCTCTTCGGGAGTAGGCGAAGCGCCTGGGCTTGCCTGTCCTGGCGGAGGGGCTTGAACTTGCTGGCTGTCAGTAGGAGCAGTCGGCTGAGTGGCCGCCGCTGTCTCGGGACCTTGGGTCGGCTGCGTTTGGTCTGGAGCCTGCTCTGGAGGAGTGGGAGTGTTAGTCTGCCATATGTTATCTGGGTTTTCTCCCTTCGAGGCGTCTACCGGGATTCCATCGTCTGCCGTGGTCATAGAACTAATTCTATTAATTCTAGAAGTCAGTTGTGCTTCTAAAAGCTTCTGTTCTACACCTGGATGGCTCCCTGACCTTGCTGCAACATTATGAACCCATAACGTTTTCAACATCTTTTTAAGAGAGTCTTCTGTAACAGATATCTCAAAAGTAGCTGACTGATCTCCTGTCCTCTTCCTTTGCACTTGCCCTTCTAAAGCTTCTGTAGCGATAGCCACACCCTGAATAATAGACTGAATGGCCATGTTCATTTTACCGGCCATCTCCAGTTTTCTTTCAGAGTTTTGGTTCTCCTGCTGATACTCATTAACAGCGTTAATGTATTCGTAGCCAGCTTTCTTAGCAGCTTCGGAACCTTGTTGATACCAAAGAGTAGCAGCGGGCCAATACATTACTGGAGCTGAATTGTTTTGATTATTAGGAGTTTGTACTACATTGCCTTGAGGAGCTTGGGGAGATGTTGGGGTGGTTGTTGTGTTAACTGGCATTCCAAAAGCATCTTTTAGGATCATTCCTTTTGTCATTAGGAATTGAGTTATGCGTTTAGCTGCCTTTACACTCTGTAAACCTTCCTCCACAACACTCTTAAATTTAATTTCAAACCTGTCTGAGGAGACACCCTCTGAGATGAAACCTTTAGATACTAGTGAACTAAATACATCCCCAGGGTTAGGCGATTGACCATCACTCAAATAATTACTTATTTCTTGAGTGAGGGACTTTATACGAGCACTATTCGGAGCTTGTTTGGCTTTCTGTCCCTTCTTTTTGGCCATCGCTCGTTTCCTCCTCTTTGTCCTTCTTCTCTTCTATATCTGTATCCCCTATAACTGCATCCAACCATGTAAAAGGACACTCGGGGTTATCACATCGCGCTATATCTTCAGCGCTTACTGGTTTATTACACAAATTACAAAATTTAGCATCTTCTACAGGAACAAATAAACCAGCGCTTCTGTCATCTTGGCTGCTCATATAGTCGGCGGCCCCTTTCATGTCAACCGGATTTATAGATTTTTCTGTAGTTTTTTCGGAGTTTGACTCTTCGGATGACATATTATTATATTTGTCTGGCTTAACACTTTTCTTGAGGTTTATATAAATATCAGTAATTATATCATTAATAGCCTCATAATTAGTATGATTTGGGACACCACCTTCTATCATAATTTTACAAGATTGTGATATATCAGTGATCTCTTCAATTATTTGGATAGCCGCCATGTCAGCTATTTCATCAATAGAAACATACTCATCATCCGGCTCTATATTAGGAGCCTTAGTTATAATTTCTCCATTAAACTCCTTGCCAGATGTAACTCTTTTTATTGGTTCGTTATCCAACACCACCCTCTCAAAACTACCTTCACCGTGCAACTTATTAAAGTGATCCTGAATTTCCCTTACAAAGTCACCAGTAGCTTCGGGAGTTTTTGTTCTATTATAAACAACCATCATGTTACCAGGGGTGTTCTCTATGTCATAAAGATCATCTACTACTTTGGTAAATCTTTCGGCTACTGTTCCTGGTTTAGTAGAATGTATTTTTTGAGAGCCCTCTATATGTCTCCTTATATCGTGCTCAACTAGTCTATTTAAAAAGTCTTTTCTATTAGTTTCTTTGCCCATCTGGGCAAGCTCTCGTCTTGTCTTGGCCTCTTCTCTTTTGGTTTCAGCGTTTATTTTCTTAATTTCATCGGCCATGGTTGACGTTTTCGGAGCTGGAGTCTTCCTATTCCCTATTTTATCAACCTCTTGTTGTTGCCTAGTTCTGCTTTTTTCTGCTGCCTGTTTCGCCCCAAGATAGCTTGCGATATCTTGTTGGAAATAATACATTCCACCAGTTCCGGCAGAAATAGATATTCCAGCCAAAACCCTCCTAGAAAGGGGGCCTATAACTGCATCGGCCATAAATTCATTATATCCACGATAATCGTCTTTATTTACAATGTCAGCTCTATTAGCGAACTCGTCGCCATAGCGAGTTACAACCCGATCTGGCAATATAGATTCTGTATTTTTTATTTTTCGGGGTATTCCGCGAGAATCTAATAGCCTCTTCTGATCTAACCATAGCTTAAGATCGTCTTCACCAAGAGTTTTCCCCTTATTTCTAACAAAATTGACTTCAAGCGTTTTGGGGTCAACTTTTATAGGCTTAACGGAACCTTCAGGGCCGCCAGTCTTTAATATTCTATATAGTTTGTTGTCCCCTGTTTTTGCTTCTCTCTTTAGAGCCTCTTCTACCATAGATTTATATCTAAGAGACCCGTTCTCATACGTGATTGGTTTACCTGAATAGGCGTCCAGCTGACCAAACTTGGGAATAAAACTCTCTCTGGATGCGCTATCAGACAAATCTGCAACATAATTTTTGTTAAGCCTAAACCTATCAACATTATAACCAGTCCATTTGGGGCCAGCCCTCATGCCATACTTGGCCCCTTCTTCTGGAGTCATACCTTTGGCCTTCATTAATGTTTTAGTTATCCACTTGTTAATTGCTCCAGCTTTCTCCATTTCCGTCCAGCTTTCTTTCCCTGTCACTTTAGCAAACTGTATAAACTCCGGTGGAACAGCTTCAGTTGGATCTGGAGCCCCAAATTCCTTTAATTTCCTAACCTGGAGTCTCCCAAAGCCATCAACATCCATGTGTTTCAGATCTTTAAGATTATCCATATTTTTGAGGCCACCCTGGAGCGCGAACTTTGGTCTACCAACAGTAAGAGCTGCAACACCCAAAATTGTAGCAATACCACCGGCAAGGAGAACGAGCTTCGCTCTATCCCTTTCATCTTTCTCAGAATATTCATTCCTAAAGGTGCCCCACGCATCTTTCAATATTTGTTGTTTAGCCACTTCTCTATCAAAAGCCGCTTTGGTTTCTGTTATACTAGCTCTGGCTTCTCCAGATTCACCTGGAACATTTTTTACAGAAACATAGCCCCCCCTAGAGAGTTTAGCTTTGCCGTATTTAGACCGATAGGCCGCTTCTCTCATCTTCTCTTCTTTTTTGAGATATTCTTCGGGGTTATCTATATACTCAGCCCAATCTGGTTTACCCAGTTCCTTAGCATCTTCCTTGACCATCTTTTCTATTTCTTTCTCAGAAGCGTCAGGATAAGCTTTTTTGTATTGGGACATTCTTTTAGGAACAGCAATAGAAGCATATTTTGAAGTTCTCCCAGAAAAACTTCTCTTACCACCATGCTTTCCTTTCGAGGTTTTTGGAGTAGAGCCTGCCTTCCCATCCTCTACAAATTTTCCATCTGGACCGCGGGGGTGTTCACTCTCCTCAAATTCCTCTTTGGACATAGCCTTAGTTTTAAATAAAAAGGAGAGACCTTTTATCTCTTTAGCGCCTTTATTTTTTTTGCGGAACTTCCCATCTGAATCTCTGGGATGCTCATGCTCCTCAAATTCCTCTTTGGACATTTTTTTGGTCTCTATCAGCTCTGCCAATCCCATATTATTTCCCTATAAGCGCAGATAAGCCTTTTGTTTCTTTGGTTTCTATGGAAGTATCCAAAAGCCACTTTAATACAGGCCTATTTAAATCAGCCCAATAATCAGCCATCTCGTCAAAAATATCTGGATCGTCGCTCCAATAGTTAGGATCATAGCCCTTAATTATAAGCTGGGCCATCTCATTACCCTTTTCCGCAAAAGAAAGAAGCGCCCGCCGATTAGAAGGAATAGCCAGCAAAGAAACTTCAACAAGCTCAACTCTACGATATATCTTCTTACACCTACGCCCATTTGATGTCTTCATCGACATAGAAGGTATTCTGTCTGGCGCCGGGTTATCTTCCCACTCAAGGGGGATAAAGCCTGTAGAGAAACCTCTTAGGCACCCTTCAGAGAGAAGCGTTAAAACTTCTTCCCCCTGTGGAGTTTTAGAAACATAAAACTCTCCCCACAAGCCCTCTGGAGGCTTGGGTTCAACATTAAGACACTTACCCACCGGGAGCGACTTATGATGATGGTGAAGGATCAAGATAGGATTTGTCATATAGACATCAAGGTCCCTTTGAAACGCTTCCACTGGAACGACTTCGCCATCTCTATCCATATCTGGCGTGGAGATGAGGCCCTTTATAGTGCGCTTTTCAACATCAACATCCAAAACTGGATATTGAACTTTTTCAGCCCTCTCGGGTTCATCTTCTATAACATCAAGAGCCTTAAACACAAGATCATCTGATATATCATAGGCTAGATTATCCATAGCTACTTCCTCAGCTTATCATAAGCATATTTACCGCTAACAAGACCCGCTGCACCCGCCAAACCAACTGCACCGCGCTTGCCCCACTTTGCCAACCTAGATGGCTTCAGGGCAGAAGATTTCGGGGAAGCATACCGAGAAGCGTCTAACAGTTTTCTTTCTCTAATCTTAGCGCTTCTTTCTATGGTTTCATCGTCTAGGGCTTCCACTAAGGGTTGGCTAGTATTCTTCCACTTAGGTGGATTAGAGCGCCTTTGAGCACGCCTAATATCCTTACTGGCCCTCCCCGAACCCTCAATATCTCCAGATTCAGTAATCTTTATCTCGTTCTGGTCGGGTTTAAAGCGCCTAGCATAAGTTTCCCTAGCTGTTTCCTTAACTTCAATACTAAACAAACCCTTGCCAACAAAAGCTTCATAGGGAGAATTTTTAGTGTGAACACCACCAAACCCCCTATCAACAAATTTATAATCAGTTACATCAATGTCAGTCTTCGGATCAGCAGATATCCTCCGATTAAAAGCTCTTTCCATAGCTTTTTCATCTCCACGCCTCGCTGCATTCAGGCCTTCTGCTGTATCCTGAAACGTATCCATCGTGTCTTCCTTAACTTTTTTAAAACTATCAGCGCTTTCTTTTTTTAGTTTATTAAGATGTCGAGCGCCATCGTCCATATATTTAGCAGCCCCGCCTATACCTGCACCAGTAAGACCACCCATCGCTCCCAAAATCAAAGCCGCCCTGCGCTTTTGATCTTTGCTTCCAGGTAGCACATACCCAGTTCCGGCGCCCGCTCCAGCGCCAATGGCTGCCCCGCCGAGAGTGTGGGCGGCCACGCCCCTCAAAGATTTCTCTACTATCATAGAATCATCAAGCTCTTTAGCCACGGGCGTCTTTTTACGATTCGACAAGGCTCCACCGGCTCCGGCTCCTACAAGGCCTGCACCACCAATAGTAGTGCCAACCACATTCTTCTCACCTACCCGTTCCACGGCTTTTCTAGCCTTTTTGCTTCTTCTAAATGCAGCCCCGAGACCGCGGAACCCAGCCGTCCCCGCTGCGCCACCAACGCCTGCACCGATTAAGGCTCCTCTCTTGGCTCCTTCCATTCTCTCACCTTTTTTAGCCCTAGCAGCACCAATAGCCGCACCACCAGCTCCACCTATACCAGCAGCAGGCATTCCCGCTCTGGCTGCGTCAAACATCAAATCAGATGCAGCTGCGCCTACTCTTTCCTTCCAGTTTTTCTCTTCCATACTTTCTAAGAAAGAGGGGCCTTTGGATATGAGCATATCGTCATCTAGTTCAAAAGATTTATTCTCTATAATAGGATCTTCATAAAGAGACTCAGCATATTCAGAGTAATCCTGTCTAGGTGTGAGGTCTTCAAAGCCAACAGTTAGGTCTTCCTCTACTCCCTTGCGCACTAGATCATTTTTCTCCACTTCTTTTGTAGATCCATCAAAAGTTCCCATTGTTTTAAATGAACATTTTCCGCGTCCAGACATTTTAACACTCCTAGAATTCTGGTTTTACTCCACATCTACAATTTGGGTGGAGAGTAGCTGTCTTATAATAAACCTGATCATTCGCAAAATCTTTTATAACCCTGCCATGTGCCCTATCGCAGTTTTTAGCAGGGTTAGGATCTTCACATACACGATCATCCAGAGAAGTCCAGTGGAGAATTCTTTTTACCACCGGTTTCCCTGCCTGTTTATTTATAGTTTCAAATGAGGTCATGGCGCCTTCATTCATTGCGCCAGCTATTTCAGTTCTTGCTATCATTGTGGCCCTGGTAGAACCTATATGGGAAAACCTCTTCTTAATAATTTCCACCACCTCTTCCAAGTCCATTCCTGTTGAAATAGCCTTCTTAATAATTTTAGTAAGTTCAGTTTGTATAGATTTAGCCCTGAGATCCGATGATAAGTCAAGAAATTTTCCTGCCGCCTGTTCCGCCGCACGCTGGGGATCTGAGATGGTTTGAGCATCATCTCCTGTTCCTTTTTGAACCATATAAACACCAACGCCGACCCCAACTTCAGCGGCTTTGTTTATATATGGTTCCGCCTGATCTTCATATAATCCCTTTAACCAATCAACTGTAAGGTCTTCAGCAGGATCTTTGGTCACATAGTCAGAGAATCCTTTTTCGACAATATCAACAGCAGCATCTCCTACATCTACTAAAAACCCTTTTGCTATATCCGTATAATCTGTTTCTATCTTGTTCCAAAGATCATAAGATTCTTCGTAGGCTTTAAACACTATTTTATCTATTGGATCATCAAAATAATTATCAGCTATATAATCGTGCAAACCCCTAGTTATTAGTTTAGTAAGAGATTGGTCGTATTTTCCTGAATCCAACATAGATTGGAGAGACCCAGAAGGATCTGCTGCAATAAGCTTGGCGAGCCCTTGTTGATTCCCTCTGGCTGCATTAAGAAGGGAGCTAAGGCCAGGTTTAGAAGACCTTGCCGCTTCTGCTACCAACTGTTGCAATGCTGGTAACGGTGGCCTTCCACCCATCTGCCCCATTGCACCTTGGGCTGCTGGCATCTGCTGAGGGGCCACGCCCCCACCTTGCTGTGCCATGGCATTGGGATCTTGAGGCATGGCGCCCTGCTGCCCGGCCCCCATTCCCATTGACCCCATAATCTTTTCGCTCCATAACTCATCAGCCTCTTTGTCCTGACCTGGAACCGGCTCTCCATTCATCCAAGCAATGTCAGCAAGTGGAGTATCCCAAGGTTTCAAGCCCTTCCTCTTCCTTATCTCGTTAGGAGACACCACAGCCATATTGACTTCGGCTTGATCCTTAGCAAGTTCCCACTCATCATCTTTGGGCAGAGCAGACTCATGTTTAAATTCCAAACCATCATTCTCACCAAAATCAGGGAGAAGCTGGAGATTGATCGTGTCTTCAATAAGCCTTAATCTGGGATCTATGCAGTTTTTAACGAATGTGGTTTCCGCTGTCACTGAAGATGATTTATTAAAAGACTCATAAAGACCAAGCATGGCTTCAGGGACATTGTAAGCGGCCAAAATATTATCTTTGATCCACTCCGACAGCCCCAAAAACTCAAAGTCTCTAGCAGACATTCCAAGCTGTTCTATCCTTACATTTTTAGACAGAATGGCTGGCTTGTGTTGTTTACCTGGGCCTCTATGCTTCGCTGACCAACTAGCATGAATAGCATTAGCCTCCTGCTCTTGAATAGGATCTTCTGCAACTATAACAAAATCCGGTCTAGCGTTATTTTGGAAAAAGTCTTTCTCATATACCTGCATGAGCATATCTAAGTCAGTAACGTGACAACACGCCTGCATGGGCGTAAAGGGCATCATCACATTTGTAGGATGTGGGTAGTTAAAATAAACCACATCATCCCAAGAATATTCCTGTCGTGTCTGTTGGTGCTGTGTAGAGGAAAATACAAATTTCTTTATAAGTTCATCAGTATTATTGCCCTTTTCTATAGTAACCAACTCGTGAGGATTCAGGGGGTAAAGCTCCTTCACTTTACCTACAGCGTTCCTTATTTTAAGCCACACAGCAAAGCCACAAAGATCTAAGTGCATATGAGTTATAGCCCTTAATCTTCTGCCTGTCATATATTTATTCGGCCGCTTTAAAAGCTTAATGGCAGGATGTTGTAATATTCTGTCAAACTCTTCGTCGTTAGGCTGGCCAACCTCTCTATACAAATAATAGGGAACAGTAGAAGCTTTACCCGCAATAAGATTCACACACGGGAAAACCCACGATCTATATTTATTGATTGCCTGTTGCGCTGTTACTGTGGGATTTAATGTTCCGGGGTTCCCGTTAGATACATAGGTAAGAGTATTAGACTTTAACTGTTCCCACCCACCTTTCTGGACTATACCATTACCGTTCCGAGGCGCGGGTAAAAAGTTATTAGCGCTGTGTCTAATAACTCCACTGATCCCCTTTGAGATACTGCGAACAGATCCTAGAAAAGTGGGTTCCTTCTGCATAGCCTATTCGCTCCATTTTCTCTTGGCCACGTCCTCAAGACTAGAAATCTCTTGTTCCTGATTAGCAGAAATGGTTTTGAGAAGCTCTTCTTTTCTTTGTTCTTTTGTGACAATTTCATTCAGAAAATCATCTTGCCTCTGAGAACTCTTGTTTACCTTAGTTAAGAAGCTTTCAAACTTATTGCGGAAGGCGCTCCCAACAACAAGGGATTTGTTACTTGGGGCAACCACCTCAACCTCAGCAGAATAGCTCTCTGGCCGTTGCGGTTCTGAATTGGCTTCTTTAGGTTCTTCCTTCGCTTCCTGTTTCGTTTTAACAATCTCTTCGGCCATTAATTGTCCCTCCTCGTTAAATGTCTGAACGACTATGTGATCTATATCTTCTTTATTTAGAAGATGGCCCCCTATTCGGTCTGATATCGTCATTCCGTAGGGGGGTTTCTTAAGGAGCCTCTTCTTAAGATCATCCGCTGATTCTAACTGATCAGTTTTGATCTTTAGAGGCTCCTTTTTCAGTCTATATACAGTAAGGTGAAGCAATATTCATCCTGTTATATCCTCTAGCCCCGGCAGTCTGTAAGGAGATCTAACCCTCTTCGTTACTTGCTTGCCTTTCCTCGGCTGTTTGCCTGCATTGGCTATGACCCTCTTGGCATATTTAGGAACACCGGTCATGTTTCTTGCAGAGCTAAGATTGGCCTTGGTCTCTATTAGACCAGAGAAATTTTTCTCTTCTATCTGGAAACCCTTTTGGACTATGCCTTCGTTGTAGGCTTCATAGCCTTTCTTTTTAGGTTTTGGAGTTGTAACACCAGCTACAGTTCCCCCAATTGGGCCTCCGCCAATAAGGCCGCCTATAACTCCCCTTTTAGCGCCTCTCTTTTTGGCGCCTTCTGGGGCAGTAAGATAACCCATAGCAGCTCCAGTTCCGGCGCCAAGACCAGCTAACGTTCCAAGTTCTATCAGAGTCATCTTCTTTTCTATCTGGAAGTCTCCAACATTAATATCGTCAGAGACTTCCTTAACTACCAGTCGACCCTCATCTACCGTTTTTTTTTATCAGTAAGCTTGTCGTAGCCATACTTACCCGCTGCGCCGCCTGCTACCAGAGCAGCGCCTATTCCACCACGCTTGCCCCACCTCTTAGCGCCTCGCTTAAAAGCATCTGATCCAAGATAGGCTCTGGTCCTAGACCCTCTATCCTTAACGCCCTCTTTAAAGCCACCTAGTTTTTCCTTGGCTTTATCCCAGCGTTCTCCCTTCTCTTCTATCTGGAAACCCTTTTGGACTATGCCTTCGTTGTAGGCTTCATAGCCTTTTCCGAAGTATTTATCATAACCAAGTTTGCCACCTGCACCCGCTCCAGCGCCAGAAGCTAGAAGCAACGCCGCCGCAGTTTTAGGGTTTTCCTTAGCAAGATCTTCCAAGGCTTTGGCTTTTTGGCCAGACCAATCTTTGGCTCTGCCAGCCCCTCTTTTCATGGCTCCACCGGCTCCAGAAACTTTGCCCCAAGTAAAACGAGCAGCGTCACCAATTTTGCCCTTCTCTTCTATCTGGAAACCCTTTTGGACTATGCCTTCGTTGTAGGCTTCATATCCTTTCTTTTTGCGCTTGCTATAAGCATACCCTCCGCCACCTATTGCGCCTGCGCCTAACAGGCCAGCAGCTATAAGCTTGTTCCTAGTGGTCCCAAACCTGCGAAGCCTTCCTAGTTGATCCTTAGCACCCCTCGCAACCCTCTTAGCCTTGCCCTCTTTGGGATCATAAGCAGAGGTTGGGCCCTCGGTAATAAAATCTGGAGCCCCTTCAACCCTCTTCATCTTCTCTTCTATCTGGAAGCCTTTTGTGGCTATGCCAGAATTAAACTCATCAAAACCCTTTCTGCTTTTGGCATATCCATATCCTGCGCCACCTGCAAGTCCTGCGCCGCCTGCGATCCCGGCAGCGGTTAGGGGGTTTTCGTCAATCTTGTCCCTGAGTTTCCCAGCGCCTTCTGTCACTTTATTCTTGGCTTTTCTGGCTTCGATCCCAAGAGCACGTTTGGCTGAACCAAACTTGCCCATATTCATGCCCTCTTTGCCAAGCCTGTAATTGGCCCTAAGCGCTCTTGCAAACTTCTCTTCTATCTGAAACCCCTTGGCAGCAAAGCCACTGTTGTAAGCATTCCAGCCCTTACCCAAAGCATCGGTAGTCTCATCGGATGACATCTCATCTTCTATAGGATCTTCGTCTTCCGCTTCGGCTTCTTCGGGGTTCTTATCACCACTAACCGCATCCGCCTTAGCCTCCGCTTCTCCTGTCTGAGGAGAGGGCTCGTTCATCCCTTGAGTCTCTTTATCATCATCAGATTCCTCTACATAGTCACCAGAATCTTCATCTTCCGTGTAACCATCTTCAAGCCCCATATCTTCTGTATCACCCTTATAGACCAAAGATGAGAGCCCCTTACCTACGGTAAGATCATCAACCCCACCAATAGAAAGGTCATTATCAAAACTCTTCATTGTATAGGGAGACGCTTCACGAGCCATAAGATCAAAGTCTTCCATTGCAGACTTTTGTACCATGCCAATGGTATCGTGAACATTGTGAACATTCATGCCAGAAGACACCTGAACAACATGACCCTTGGCTACCATGTTATTAAAGTCTTCGTATCCCAGGCCCTTCTTCACTCTGTCTCCGGGTCCGGGAAGGTGCTGAACGTCTGATACATAACTATCGGCTATGTCGGTTTCTGCGCCCGCTTCTACCTCTTTAAGCTCTTCGCTCATAGTAGTAGTCGGATCACCGGGCTTGTTATCAGACTTCTTAATATTCGCCGCTTTGGGAGCGCCAGCTTGAGCATCATCAAGCTCGGCGGTCTCAGTAACATCCATGCCGGTATCGAGAGGAAGAGTTTCCTCTTCGTGTCCGTCACCTTTAGCAACAAAATCTCCCATGAAACCCTTCATGGTTGTAAAACTTGCGCTTCCTCTGTTCATCACTATCTCCTTTTAAAGGACTTTGTTATAAAGTTCTTATCTAATCCTCTTGTATAATATTGCGGTCTCGGCGCTTGAGAAGCTGACGACCCAGTTCCAGCATATATTAACCCTCCGCCACCTATTGCGCCTGCGCCTATTAACCGCTTTGTCCACTTAGACATTGGTTGCCTTGCGCCAGCAACCTGAGCTTTTTCAGCTTTATCTAACTCATCTAATATAGATTGCGCCTCTCTTGTTTGACCTTTTGCTTGGCTTATTTGATTCTGGGCCGCCATCCTTTTCTCTTGATTTATTATTGCCTGGCTCTTGTTAGCATCCGCCACCGGTTGATTGGGAATGCCGGCTCCAGCGGGATTCTCCTTTGTTGCTGTTGCACCAGGCCTCTTTCCAGTGGGTTTGGGAATACTAGGGCCTCCTCTCATTTTTCCCTTTGGAAGAGAGGTTACAATGGTCCTTGCTTTACCAGTGGCTTGTTTTGCTCCACTGAGAATACTTCTATACTTTGTTTCAACGGTATCTAAAAAAGACCCACCCTTAAAGGTCACCATGTCATCAGCAAAGCCCTTAGTCTCAAGAAGGGCCTGCGCCTCATCAAACTTACCTTCCGCTACCAGAGCATCAATGAAAGCCACTTTTTCTTCTGGTGTCATTCTGGCAGCATCCTCAGCCGCATCGACATTCCTTATAGATTGCACAAGGAGATTGAAACCTGCGCCCTTCTCTTCCACATCCTCTAAGAAAGATGGGCCTTTGGATATGAACATGTCATCGTCGAGGCCCTTAAACCCAGTTTTAGACATATCAAATCTGGTCAAAATCCAATCTGCATCATCATCATAAATGTCTCTTAAATCTCTATAGTAATCAGCAGCAGGATCGTCTGTATATTTAGCCTGATTAATAGCGGTTCTGGCCTTACTTGCCCTTCCAACCTCCCCTCTTCTTGCTGCCTCTATCCCCATATCATCTGCTGCCTGTTTATACAGATCCAGCCTGCTCTTTAAATTCGGGTCCGGGGCTCCAGGAACGGGGGTTTCTATCTTATGCCTCCTAACAGATCCCTTCCCTGCATTCTTGATTTTATCCTTATATTTTAAATATTTCCCCATCCTAGAAAAATAGTTTTTCTCTACTATCATAGATTCATCAACTGATTTAGGAATGAGCTGTTTTTCAGATTCTTCCCTGACCAGCCTCTTAGGAGAAGTAGATGATTTGACACCAGCGCCCGTTGCGGCAATTACCGGAACCATATTTTCTACTGTATCTGCAATAGTTCTTTTTGCTAGCCCACCCTGCATTGCCATCTCATATAACTCTGGCCTAGCTGCCCCAATAGCCCCACTTGTAGCTGCGCCCACCGTAGCTCCAGCAATCGCTCCTCTTACAAAAGAAGCAGCCCTATCTGTATCCGAAGCGGCTGCGGCTGCGGTCCCACCTACCAAACCGCCTGTTATAGCGCCTCTAGCCAAGCCAGATATGGCGCCAGTAAACCTGCTCTCTATACCTTTTCCTACAACAAATCTAGCTGTCCCCCTGGTCTGTGTGCCAGAAGGGGGGGATGGTTTTGTGACCGTAGGAGTGGTCGGTTTGTTTGGTGTTGGCCTTTTTATTGATGGTGGTTTAGGTGGTGTCGGCTTTGCAATATTATTCACTTTATTCTGAGTACGTCTTTGCTGAGTAGTAATTTTGCGATTTATGTTCATACCTTTATCTTCAACTTGGTCTAAGAAGGGCTCACCCTTAAAGATTACCATATCATCATCTACTGATTTTCTAGATGCAGCAACTTCCCTGGAAACTAGTCCGCTGCCCAATAAAGCCGAACCTGCTGCCAGACCACCAGCAGCATATTTAGCTTTACTTAAAGGAACGCCAGCCTTGACAAGCTTATCTGCTATCCTAGACCCTAAGTCGAATCCCACAGCGCCAGCCAAGGCGCCTGTGGCTGCTCCTGCGCCAATAATAGATCTTTTATCTTCCGATCCCGGATGATCCTCACTCGCAAGGGACCCAACACTACCGCCAAGCAGACCCCCTGCCGCAGCAACCTTAGCCAAAGCATCTACAGAGGCTCCGCCTTTCTCAACCACCATTGATTCATCTAGTTCTTTAACAGACAAATCACCAGCTCTTGGTCTGAGTTCCTTTGGCCTTTTTTGTTGCTCTGGCTCTTCATATCCAACGATACTATCTTTTACTTTTTCTAATCTGCCAGCTCTAAATTTCCCTCTTATGGCTACACCGGCGAGTGACTCTAAGGGACTCTTTTGTTCTAGTGTATCTAAAAAAGACTCTCCCTTATTTACAATCAAATCATCATCTAACTCTTTAACAGTTAAATCTTCATAATAATTACGATCTACCACATAATCCTCTTCTAGTTCTTTAACCGCAATACCTACTTCAGTTCGATCCGCCAGAACATCCAGAAGGGTCTCATAAGAGCCAGAAGGGTTCATCTCTCTAATATCAGGAATATATCTGTTGGAAGCGTCCACAACCGGACTCACATTTGTATCCGGTTCCGTAGAGATAGGTTTTTGCGTTTTGAACTCTGCTTTTCCTCGCGGCATGGCGCTCTCCTAGAGAGGAGTATTTATTCTATTTTGCGCCATAGGGAAAATATTTTAAAAGGTCAATAGGAAAATGAAACAAAGGTAGGAAAAATGTTTATAATTTAATATCATGCCTTTTGAAATATCGCGCTACAGTAGCGCCAGAGACTCCAAAAAAATCTCCTATACACATCCAGGAACACCCGTCATTCCTCATTCTTTTTGCCTCTTCAACATCCCATTCTATATATCGACCCACACCTTTTTTATTGGCTCTAAGCCCTTGGCGAAGGAGATGCCATCGTACAGTGTTCGGGTGGAGGTCCAAATCTCTACCAATGGCATTCCACCCAAGCCCCTCTTTGTGTAGCTCTATAGCTCGCTCAAGTTTCTTTTTTGTCATAACTCTATAATTCAAGTTCTACCTCTCTTTTTTTTTGGCATGTCTCCCCCTAGCCTTACACCCACAAGATTTTCTCGACCCCGTTTTTAGCTCCGACTCCTTAACGGTTGTTATGTTACCACATACGCATTCGCATTTCCACTCTAAAGGCGCTATAGTATTTGCTATACCTAAAACCTTTATCCATTTATGCACTTCCCCAATCCTATTTTTAACTCTATATTTTCCCCAATAACAATTGCCAGGAAAGAAATCCGCCGACTCGTCCAATCTAAGTATTCTGTGACCTGGGGGGCATGGCCCCATATCTCTCAAAAAATTATCACCAGACTCCCTCCACTCTTTACAAACATCTATTCCATTCTTCCACCAAGCCTGACCATAAAGCCCAAACTTGTGCTCCTTCCCTGGAGTGCAATTATATATTATCATTAATCTATATTTATTAGTACGCTGTCGCTCCCGAGGGTTGTTATATTTTCTTTTAGATTGTTTCTCAAATATCGGATCAATAAACCCCTTCTCGGCCAACCGTCGTTGTAGTCCCCCCGCATATACCACCCTTTTTGCGCCACCGCGCGTAAGCCCTATCCAAAACGTTTTCACAGGGCGGGAACCATAGGTGCGTTTCTGCCGCTTCTCTTTAAGATATCTATCCACCTCTTCAGGTGACATCCGCTTAACCAAAGTAACTTTGCCAGTCCAGACTCCTGTCCAGTCCTTGGCAAGTGGATGCAAACAGCTCTCGTAAGCAAGCTCAAGCATATTGTTAGTAAACCTTAAGTGGTGGCATAGTGTAAAGAGTAAGCATCACAGCGTCCCCTTTATCTGGAGACCTGCGTGTCAACTCTTTGGTCTTCTTTTTTGGAACCAGCATAATCTCACCACCATCACTCTTAACATCATACCTAACAGCCAATATGTCTTCTACCGCCTCAGCGTCATTGGGCAGTGTAAGCCTCCCATCCAACAACCTTTGCATACCAAGGAACCACATTTCTGTGCGCGCATTTTTAGGTCTATATGTATAGGGGTCTCTAGGTTTAGCATTATATTTAACAGGTGTTATTCTACACACCTTACCGATTCCCACTTCACCCAGCCTCGCTACAACCCCAGCCCCATACCCTCCGGTAGTATCAATAACAAGCTCCTTAAGATCCCACTCCTTAATAGCTTGTAGCGCGTACCCTACTATTTTCATTTCATCTATTTTGGAATAACTCTGTATGTCTACTATATGTATTCCAATTCTTACAGCCAGCGCCGTCCTGTCGTCACCAAACTCCGCGACATCTAGCCCTCCAACCCTGTCATTGTCCCCCAGCAATAGCTCTGGGAAATCATCCAATCCGTAAAATGGGGCCACGATGCGACCCTTCTGTTCAGTGGGGTTCTCCGCTACATAAGTATCTCTAAGGCCATCCCCACCAGATGCGATCTCAGACAAATAAGAACCATCATAAAACCCTTCAGACTCATCTGGCTCTGCATCTATATCTATTTCCTTTGTTTTGGGATTGAAAACTGGAAGAGATTCTAGCTTGGCAAGTTCCAGATCGCCATCAGAGTCTTGGTAAAATTCAAAACCACTAATACGTTTTTGCAATCCTGTATTCTTGCCTTTGAAAAGGTCATCAATATAGTCATCAAAAATGCTCTTAGCTATCGCCAATCTCCAGCACCCGCTATCAAAAATTCAAAAATGCGCCCTTTATCCTTAGAACTCATTAGTTCTAAGGATTTTTCGTTATCATAATAATTGCTAATTATCAAGAAAATTTCTATCCAAAAATCCTTAAAGTGAGTGATTCTAACCCTCACCTTACTATCATAATAAGGAAGAAAATATACAATATGTGCAGCAGCGCCACCAGAAGAAGGTGGCGCTTTAGTTACATAGCTCTCCTTAAAATCAACAACCCGGCCTTTATCGTCCGCCATTAACTGCAACTGGGCATTAAAATCTTTTGCCTCTGCATACATCAACTCTCGCAGCTCAGGGGTGTATAAATTCTGAACCGGGAAGGCAACAACATTATCTTCCATCTTTATTTTTTCCACTCCCTACGGTTCGTCCACAAAGCAAACAAAAAAATCAAAACAATTGTCGCCAAGGAAACCAAAAAACCAATCCATATTGGGCTCAGCACCCATATCCACGACCAGTTGACTTGACCAGTCAACTTAAGAGCAATGAACAGAATCGTTAACAATCCAAAGAACCCAATTCCACTACTGCTACTTGACGAAACCTCATAATTTTTATTGTGCATCTTTACCTCCTTTTTTATTGGGCCAAGTCGCCGCGACGCAATGAACACATTTTTTGTTTTACCAGCAATACTGGCGTGCTTGGGTTTGCAAAGAGCGCTTGGCCCAATTTGGCTCCGAGACTAGGATTCGAACCTAGATTGCCTGAGTCAAAGTCAGATGTCCTGCCCATTAGACGATCTCGGACGATTTGTCTCCTCTTCTCCCACAAACCCCTCTATTGTTTCACCATTGTTATAGCGTTTGCCGCCCTGATACACGCCCTCATAAGGAGTTGATGGACCAATATTAAAAAACTGGATTCCTAGAAATCTGGCCATGTGTTTTATTTTTACTCTCGGAGCCCCTGGGTGAACGTAAAGCCCTACTGAGAGTCTACCCCAATGACCGCAATCATCGACTGCGAAGTTTAAAACTACCCCATTTTTATTAAGTGTATTTCTAGCGTTAAGCCTCCCCACCAACCAACTGGGGGTGTGGACTTCCTCGTATGTAGTTGCTTGGTAATAATAGTTGTGGCCTAGCTCATATACACCGTCTTTTGGTTCAAGCTCATGATACTGAGCCAGCCTCCTTGTTTTGGTCCCTATATAAGAGTCTTCCCCATAGCACTCAGCAACCTCAAGCATCCACAGCCTAAGTTCATATTTCCCACCCTCCAACTTTTTTTGCTCTGGATCTGGGTTTGTTATTAGCGGATCGTATCGGGCAACAACTGAGTTTGGATACCAGATAAGATCCCTTAGTTCGTTACTTCCTATAATCAAATTCTACTCCCTCCCATATCACAACACTAGCTTATAACTTCCTCGTCGGGGCGCCAATCTAGCCATTTACCAGGACTACCCATCCACGGAAGTTCCGCCTCAATATTTTTACCCTCTCTAGTTATCAAATTCACCGTTTTTGGAGGCCGAATCCCATGTTTCGTCATTATGTCTTTAAAATCCCAAAAATTAGTTTCATGCCACATCCTAATCGCCCAAAATCCACCCGTACACCAATGCTCTTTCGGGTCCTTCCTTACAAGATGAAGATCGTTAGCTCTTCGAGAATCATTTTCAAGAATTTCTTCGTTGCTAGTGATATAAAATTCATCTGGAAAATTTTTGCATAAAACAACACCCAGACCTTTAATGTCCGCATGGAGACAGTGCCAACAAGATAATTTATCCATCTTACCTATTCCCTCCTCTCTTTTTCCAGCTTTTACGCTCATATTTAAATATCCTCGATATCTTTATTCAGTGGGCAGTCCGTAAATCATGCCAATGTTGGACCTGGGATTCCTAGCAACAACCCCATAGGTCTGGAAGGAGAGGGACCATCGTTGATAGCGGCCCTGGGTGGGAATTTCCTTTCTGTCCAGCTTGTCATTGTTGTAGTACCCGTAGCTCATCTCATCGGAGCTCACCAATATCAACACGTCGGGTCTCATGTATCTATCCGAGATAATCTTGAAGGATTTCCCTATTTCAGCAAACTTATCTATTTTGGCGTCCAAGCAATCTAAGCATTCTTTTTTATTATCCATCTTACCTATTCCCTCCTCTCTTTTTCTTGGAAATCCGCAAACAATGACGGCGCCAGTGGCGCCACCAAATCCAGAATCATGTTTGCAAGCCTTCTTATCTCCCACTCAGCATCAGGAGTAAGCCTTAGAACAAAAAAGGAGTTTAAGGCTCTAGCGTTAACCCACCAACTGCGCTCCGTTGCTGCTGAGACCGGCATGATCAGGCGGGCGTCCTCTTTTTTGAGATGAAAATCATCACGGAGCCCGGTGTAGTCAGAGTAAGCGCGCTGATATACCTCCTCCAACTCCGCGTATATGGCCCCGACCGCGTGCTGGTCCGTAAAATACGCCAACATCGGATATACAAACCGTGGCTTCTGTTCCTGGAACCGCCTTGAAGCCGACACGTGCCCTTGGCCAATCCGATGTCTGCTCATCTGAGCCCCGCAAGCCTTCGATATCCCGCTGATGTGAAAATTGAACTGGATCGCCTCAAGCGGTGTGTGATGACCTAACTTTATCAGCTTCCGGTTCAGCCTCTTCCCTCGCTCGGGACCTTTCTCTATTTTTTCCCGTGAGCCATAGGAGGTCCCCGCAGCTATAGCGGGGAGCAACTCTACGCTCTCAAAGCTGGCTAGGAAATTTATCCGGTCTCGGTACTCGTCCCGCTCCACCGGACACGTCACCGCTTCCAGCGTGATCTCGGGCTCCACGTTACCAAACAGCCCCTCTCTAAGATGTTTCCACGGATCTTTCAAGTTCCACCTCCCAACATCATCGGGGTCGGGGTGGCGTCAGTGGCCCAACTGCCCGTCTCCCTGGTATTATTGTGAATTCAGTTTCCTCGTCTTCATCCCCCGGCCCTTCGTAACCCGCCTCGCAGTGTACGCCAGGCTCGTCACACGGCATAAGGTCCCCAACGCGACAGGCACAATCGGCATACACGTGACATAGGCCATCGTAGCCGTTTTCTTTTAAATATTTTCCCACTATTTCTTTGATGGTCATGCCGCCCTCCATTTTTCCGTAACCATTCTCTAAGATTCTTGGTCATCAAAATCCATTGTGTTTGCCATGTTGGCCGCCATGTCACCTCTCAGTATTTTCATATGAATCAAATTCTCGTCCGCATGGTCATCTATATGGTTGCCTAGCTTAACTTCCAGCTCATTTAACCGGTCAACTATTTCATTGATCTTTCTGCGAGTAAAAAGCTTTTCTTCTTCTGGATGTATTCTATTGACAGGCTTGTTATCTTTCATCTTTCCTTCTCCTCACCCTTCCCCGGAAACATCACCGGATAGCCGTTTTTATCTTTCCGTGAAATCGCCGGTATACACTCAGTTTCGTGCGGCTCATTACACGACATAAGATCGTCCAAGTGACAACCACACTCCCAAATGTCTGGATTCACAAGTCCATCGTAGCCATTTTCTTTTAGATATTTTGCGACTATTTCTTTAATGTTCATGCCGCTAGGCGGCGGGTCTGGCCATGCCTTGGGCCTTTCCATCTTATCGACATCGGGCAGCGGATCATTCTGGTTAGCGCCAATTTCGCTTCTCTCTTTGACCATTATCGGTAGCCCTCCTTATTAGGAACAACAGTTAGTCGTGGGGTTGTCGAACAGAGTCTTCGAGCAAACCTAGCCTCACACCATTCTTCAAATTTCGGGTCATCGAAGCCCTCGAACTCAACCTTGTAATTAAGAGCTTTACACATCCTTTTTATCACTTCCTTGTTTTCTGAATGAACCAACCTCACTTCTTTGTCCACCTCCGCTGTTAATAGACTCCATATTTCTCCTGCTTCAAATCCCAATACAAAAGACTCGCTTTGATCAGGAAACGAAACGATTAAACCATAAGTAGTGTTGTCTCTATCCATAATGCCTTACTCCTTTATGTTCTTAGTGCCCTTTTATTGACACTCCCCACGCCTTTAGGCGGAGGATTCTCAGGCTACGGTCCCTAACGGGACCGTTGACGCCTGAACGGCCTGCCCGGCCGCTAAGATAATAAAGATCATCTAGAAAGTCATCTAATTCATACGGCATTATTCGTCTCTTCTTTGAGGAACTCCAAAAGAGATCCCTCACTTTTGCCATTCTGGCTCCTTTTGAGCGCAAGTTCAGTATAGCGTTCCCGTTCGCGTTGTTCGCGGTAGGCTCTGTCTATTCGCTTCCATAGCCTAAACACCCACCATGTGTCCGGCTTGTACCAATGATATCTAATATACATAGGAACGGGATCATCCTCTAGGCCTCTGTTGTGTTGTCTGTTTTCTTCAACATACATTTCATAGAATTTTATAACCACCATGTATTTTCCATCACCAAGACGTGTAGCATAGTCGTCTCTATTGTTATAGGGGCTACTTGGGCCATAAGTCGACCATTCAGAATCATTAATGGCTCTTAGAAGCAACCCCCACTTTGGATCTTTACTTTTTATGGAAGCTGTTAGCTCTTTCACTCTTACCATGTCGCCTCCCATCCATGTTTGTTGCTATCTTAGATTTACATTCCAACAACGCCACACAGAGGGAAGCGATCTGTATTACATTTTTTCCTGTCTGTGTTCCGTCACCTTTTATATAATTTTGTTTAGCTCGATTTAGGAACTTTTCTATAAACAATAACCAATCTCCTATCGTATGGTTAAGGTCATGATCAGGACCTCCCCATTTCTCATCTTGATAGTTTCGTTCTTGGTCTATTAGAGCGTATATTTCTTTTCTGTTCATTCTTTATCTCCTTCCTCATGAGTTTTTATGATTCATCGGCGGTCTCCTCACTCTTCCCCGGAAGCGTAAACGGAATTTCTATAGGATCGGTCACCTCATCCAGGTCCTCCCTCTTTCCCGGACGCATCACCGGAAAGCCATCTATCTCTTCTACCAAGAAAGCCGGGATGCACTTGGTTTCATGCGGGTCACCACATGGCATAAGATCGTCCAAATGACAACCACACTCTGTGCCTTCATTCGCAAGCCCTTCGTAGTCATTTTCTCTCAAATAGTTTGCGACGATGTAGCTGATGTCATACTTCCAATCGTCTAGGTCTACAAGCTCGCCGTGACCATTTTCTTTTAGATATTTTGCGACTATTTCTTTAATGTTCATGCCGCTAGGCGGCGGGTCTGGCCATGCCTTGGGCCTTTCCATCTTATCGACATCGGGCAGCGGATCATTCTGGTTAGCGCCAATTTCGCTTCTCTCTTTGACCTCTTCAACGACATATTTAAGATCTTTCATATCGCCTCCACCTCGCCCTCACTGCTTTTGCGTCATTTACTGTTGCACTTTCACTCAACCAACACCAAAGAATATCCTCCACCATCTCGTGGGGCATCATACCACCTTCGGGTTCAAGACCCTGTGGACAAGGGAACAATCCCTCAATTTTGAAAAATAAACGACAAATAACTCTCCGCGTATCATAAACCGAACATCCGCCCCCAGGTCTGAGCATGTCACATGAAGTAGTTCCTATACTGTTAAATTCGTAGTCCACCACCCTAAAGTTTCTGGGGTGCCACACCCACGCTAGCCCCATCTCACAACAAAGAGTACAGTCAGGCGGACACTGGATCTCGGGTATTACCTGAGCTAAAATGCGTCGCTTCGCATTGTGTCGCTTCTCATTGTTTAGCCACGAAGTCTCTATTATCATGCCACCCCCCAATAAACCCAAGCCAAAAACAGCAGAATCAACCCCACAGGAATGCCCAAACACCAGAAAAGCTTCTCTCGTGCCTCCTTCGCCGGCCCCCGAAAGCGCCCCTCCACAAACTCATCGACCACCGGCTCGTGCCGCCCAGGACCCTTTTCGCCTTTAGACACCCAACGGAAGTCGGGCGCGGAGATCTCCATAGAAAAACTGTCTAATTTATGACCGCACTTTGGACACTTTAAGTTCATCAATAATCCTCCACCGTTTCCATATCTGAGATCTTTCATCCCCAACTCTCCGCTTTTTATCTTTCCTTTATATACTGCCGAAAATAATCTTTCCTTGCATCGTCCAGTCGTTCCAAAACATCTTCGGGTTCGTCTTCCACGAATACTTCAATACAACCATCACTACCATCGTATTCGTCACATTTTATGGCAAACCGGAGTTTCTCGTGCCATTCGGGTAAGTTATCATCAGACACCCTCCACGGATACCCCGGCCTTTAGGTGTGGGGATGTTGACGAAAGCTTTTAACAAAAGGACGTCTATATACAGCGACCATCAGACGCCCCCTTCCTAAATCTCCTAGTATCTTGCTCCTCCTAGATCTCCTAGAATTTTATAAACCAGCCCACTCCCATCATGGTCTAGATCTATTTCCAGAACAGATTGGCTTACTAAATAATTTATAATCTCCTGGGCGAACTCCGGGTCAGCAGGGTTATCCGCACAAACAGTTGCAACAGACACCTTCCCATTCCTTAATCTAAGAGCGGTCGATAACACATGTGGCGCCGCTTGCCTAACCCGCAGTGAATGATTATTACCCTTCTTCTTTAAGCCCTTCCCAGACAACACGCTATAAGCAACAACAAGTGGCAGAGCAAGAGTCCTAAGAAACATCTGGACTGCACAGACCGCACACTGAGTGTGACAACGAGGACACCTAGAAAGGAATATCCAGAGAAGGGTTATAAAGATCAACAGATAAATTATGGCGCTTGGCCAACCTCGCCCCCATCCCTCCAGGGAGCTTGGGAAGATATAACTTAGAACAATAAGGGTGATCCCTATGAGCATAGCCGGGATACACACAAAAAGAAAGAACCGCGCCTGCCCACAAGACATGCACACAGAGCAGTCAAATTCCCCACCGCGTAAACTATCAAAATCAATCATTCGCTTATCCCTCCTTATAAAAGCTCATCACCCAATCACTATCAGTCTGGGGCTCTATGAATAAAAGACGAATCACAACTGGCCAAGGGACAGTCTTCCCTCGCTCTTCACCCCTACTTTCCAAAACATTTCCTGTCTCTGGGTCGTACCACCACCGCTGACTTTTATCCTCCCATAAGCTGCGACGGATAGGCGCCCCCTGAAACAGCACCGCACAAGCATCATACCCCCTCATCAAACATCCTCCTCCAATAATTGGATAACCTTTGTTATATCCTTAGTTGTTGGAATATCTATGCCTTCTATATCTTTAATCTTCATCGTAACGGTAAACTCTTGACTTTCGCCAATAAGACCGCCCTGAGTTGGTAAAGTCCATTTTGCCCCTTCCACAACAACCTTAGCAGAATAAAAATAGTCTTTGCCTAAAGGGCAAATAAGAATCCTCGCCGGTTTATCTTTAGAGCCAAGTGACTACTCCCGGCATTGAAATACCGGGCATCTAGGCTTAGGAGCCAGAGTGTCTAGCCCGACACTCAAAAAATCTTTCCAGAAGTCCACCTAAACCTCCAAAGAGAGGGCGGGGGCATAACCCCCCCTCCCGCCTTGGTTAATTAATCAGTAACCTCTCTTGCTTCCTCTTCAAAGTGGTCAAACTCTCGAACCACCTTAACCTCCCAAGGAGTGTCAAGGGGGGGGACTATGTTTTTGTGGTGGTCATCGTGCTGGTAGATCGCGCCCTCTGGCGCATCCAGATACATAATACCCGCAGTTATAAAAAGAGTTGCACTCGGTGGGCCAATTATCTGGTGTTTGTGACCAGTGACCTCACCCTCTCTGATAATCCCGTTTTCGATTATCTTTTCTTTCGTTTTTGGCAGCTTGTCCCTATTTGCTGGAACTAAGCGCACATCACCTTGCTGAAATGCTATCATGTTTCTCCTCCTATGTTAGTGCTACTGTTTCTATGTCGTCGCCGTTTCTCCAAGCTAAAGCCTGCTCTACCGTCTCGCATTCTGGAGCCACTCCCTCAAAGTGCTTCTCGTGAGTTGAGGGGTTGTCCATTTCCAAAAAAGGCCGAATCCTATCCTCCCCTAAGTCTAGACTTATCAACCTATAGGTCCGGTCCTTCTGGTCCATCTCACACGTTTCTAGAAGCGCTTGAACCATTTCATAAGGGGGGTTCTTCCCTATCCCGGTATAATAGTCTCGGTAAAAATCTGCAATTTTATTGTTGATTTGCTCATTGGTCAAACCGGGGTAAGCCTTCTCGTCTAAAACCTTGTAACCCAACTCTTTTATTATCCTTTCCAGACCGATCTTTTTAACTATCTCTGTTCGCACTTGGGCGTTTTTCTCTCTGACCACCCATTGAACATCAAGCTTATCCCCTGGAGTGAAAACAATCTCCGGGGGGACCTGAACACCATTTAACATACAGAATCCCCAACCATCTCTAAACCCACAAATAAAACCATCCGGGTTGTGCCTTAATACTTCCCTCCTTTCTTTATCTACGTGGATATAATTAGGGCGCTCACTGATAATGCACAATTCCTTGAACGGCCACCACCAGAAACATGATCTTACCGTCTGCGCCCACAGCTCTAAGAGCTTATCGTCTCTTGGTTCGTAAATAATCCCGATTTCCTTACAGAAGACATGGAAAGCAACCCAATAGGCGTCTAACTGCCCCCAAGCAGAAGTGAAGACTGCTCTTACGTCTCCAGCCATTTCTCTCAACTCTTGAAGCGAAAGTCCTACAAGCTCCTTTACTTTTTCCTTGGGGTCCACACCCTTATCTTGCTCGCGGTTCAATATACCTATGGCGTATACACACGCCTGGGGCGAATCGAACCAAACGAAGGGGGCCGGGTCCTCCCCTGTTATCTCATACATCCCGGCTATTGCCTCTTCCGCTGTGGGTCTGTCTGCGGGATCTGTGCAGACCCCTATGTCAAACCATTCCTTGTACCTCTGCTCCAAAAGCCTCTCCATCTCTGGTGTCAGCTTTTCAATATTTTTTTGCGTCATTCTTTATCCTACCTTTCTTTGCGCTCTTTTTTTGCGCTCTTTTTTTGCCACTTCCTTTGATATACCGCTATCCAAAAACAGTAGCTCCTCATTGGCAACAGAATTAGACAACATTTTGTACGCCTCTTTTATTAAGGAGTTAGGGTTGTCTAAAAGAACAGAATCGTGAGTAACACAAAACTGAGACAAATCTAACTTCACCATCTCAAACCTCCTCTAGCAGAAACAAAAAATATGCGACAGCCCCCAAGATAGCGCACGCAATGTCCGAAGCACAAGAGGCCGGGTCCTCCCAAAGTATAAGATTAATTATAGTGAGGGCTGCCACTATTGTAGCCACTGTCTTTAGCAGGGCCATAACTAACGCCTCTTTATCCACCAGCTTCAAGATCGCCTCCTTACCTATCACTTTAGATTGCGAACTTGGGCGGAGGGGAAAGTTTTGGAACGTGGTTTTTTTGCGCCACTGGCAAAACCAGCTTATCAGCACATTGTATGTTTTCCCAAGCATGAAAACTTCCTCACAATCGCATTTATGTAGGCCCAAGTTCGCAAAAATTAAACTATTGTTTTTATTATTTCTTCAGAGCTGAAGCACACAGACGCGGCTCCATCTTCCCTGACTGCAACAAATGCCCGATCTTCTCCAATGCCATCCGTACAGCGCACCGTATAATCATGATCGTTGGTTTTGAAGCGTGCCACCTCCCCAACCTCTAATGATCTTATTTGCTCAATCCAATCCAAAACCACCTCCTGATTTTTGACTATTATACTCCTCACAAAACATTTGTCAAGTCAAATTTTCTTCCCTTATTTGCCGCTCAATCATATTGTGAGTTTCACAAAGCCTTGCGTCAAGATCTCTTAAAAACACACCTGCTATTTCTTTCAATAGCTCTCTTTTCCTTAAGGTTAGTTCGAGACCTATTCGCGTCTTTAATATTGATCTTTTTGGGATTCTTCTTTCCAAATTTGCATATTCCATCGTACACTCTCACTTCTTAAAACATTTGTCAAGTTATACCTTGTGGATACAATCTTTATCTCCCTATTCCTTCCGGGCCGCCAACCCAAAAGTTCGCTCTACTCCATTCAGGGAAGCCCTGCACCAATCCAAAAGCTCTTCAAGATCGCCCACCCTACTTCGTATTGACTTAACAGAACTAATGCTCTCATCAACACTCTTAGACAGGTCAGCCAAAGTAGCCACTGCGTGGGGAGCCCCAGTTCTGGTAGTAAGTATTTTCTGTGCTATTTCACACGCATCTTCCATACCAATCCGTATACTCTTTAAATCTTCTCCATCCTCGCTTATCTCAAATACTACATCAGGTATACATTTGTCTCTGGAAACTACGAGTGTACTTTTTTCTCTTTTTCCCTTGGGGAATATTACTGTGGCCTCAGGGGCCTCGTACAAGAATGCCCATGCTGTTTCGAACGGCTCTATTATGGGCTCGGGAATCTCCTCTTCATATAGCTCCCACTCGTCGCTATGATAACCACCAAATAGATAACAACCAACCTCGAGCCACCCCACCTGATCCGGTTCTGAGTCAGCCGATTTAAAAAACACGCAGTTCTGTTCGAGGTTAAGATAAAACCTTTCGGCCTTTGCCCACCCTTTTCTGCGTATTGGTTTACCTTCCCTTAGCGCTTCGTATGCTTCTTTTCCTGTCATTTTGTCCTCCTTGTTCCTTAATCAACTTCACGGTTAACCCATTTCCCATCAACAAAATCAATCCTTTTTTTCCCAACTAATTCACACATATCATAGGGGACATCATACCCTGGGCATTCAGTTGTTAACCACCCCCCCTCAAGCCCACACACCTTGCAGAGGCGTAAGCCACCTTCACAAATGGGGCAATAATGGTAATCACGAATTGGATCATCACAGCCACATTCCCCTGGGGCTAGGAAAGAGTGTTCACGCTTGGCCTCTTGCGCCTCTTTTGTGCATTTTCTTTCTTTTAAATCCTTCTTTAGTGTGTTGAGCATTTTAGCTAGATCTCGTGATATCGAAGCATTTGGAAAACTATCTGGGCGTACTAAAGCCATGTCTACAGTTGAATAAGCACAAAAATCACAAAGCCAATAGATTTTATATGGATCATTGACATATCTGCGCATCTCGTGACTCTCGCATTCAACGTTATCAGTCCCGCATCCATCACATGTTCTTACTTCCCGTTTTTCTAACATATCAACCCTCCTTACTATAGTTTACAGCCTGATTAGATCTTCACCCATCCAAGCTTATCCCCTTCATTCTATTACTCCTTCAGCTCCATTGTTCCATCTACGTTATCATCAAACTTCCACTTCCACGCAAGATCCCAAAACAAATTAATAGTCGAAGTGTCCCAGCCCCTTATTGCAGAAACCCACCAGGGCCCAGTTATTTTACTAAAAACATCATCGCTAATTTGTTTAGAGACAGTTTCAGATAATCTATCTTGTAAACTATACTCGAGTGGCTGTCTGAGATATTTATCAGTTAACAAACCCTTCTTCATTTTGTTTCCCCCTTCTTTCTGTATTCAACAAATATTTTATCAGTCTCGTCAGATTCTCACCCATCCATTTTTATTGTCATCAGGGAAGTGCGGTTCATCAGGACCAAACGGCCCAACTGGATTAAAATACAAAGCGGGAATATGATCATAAGTATCATTGAAGCTGCAACCTAGATAGTTCCAAATACCCTGGCCCTCTATCCAAGGCTTTAACCAATTCAGGAATAGCGTTATAGTAGTATCGCCACCGCGCACACAAGTAAAACCTTTAACGGTAGTAGTGATCCACTCATTGCTACCGCATATTTCAACAAATTGTGGCTCATTATCCATCCGATCAAATATCCTGTGCCAGTATTCATCCTGAAAGTAAGGGTGTTGTGGTATTGTCAAATGATCCACTCTCCCTCGTTGAAGATTCATTAGCAAATTCCTCACCTCATATGGTGAGTTAACCAGTTTAAAGTCAAACCAAAAATCTGTGTAAGATCCCATTACGCCCTCCAATTGTCATTGTCATCGCCCCCCAAACTCTTGCTCAATATACTCAGCGGCTAAGCCGTCATCAACAACTCCCCTGCGACAATGATTCACTAAATTCCTCAACTGGCTTACCTCTAAGTCAGTCTGCTCCCATGACCTTAGCTCAATAGCTTCTTCCAAGTTTCGTAAGCGACATTCCTTTTCCAACCATTCTACTTCCATCATAAAAACAGGCATTATTTGTCTCTCCTTTGGTTTAGTTTGTCCATTATTTCCGCCATCATTTCTATAGGGCTGTAGTTTCGGTATTTCTCGCGCTCCTTGTAATCCTCTACCTCTTCCGGGGTAGGGCCCACATTTCCGAACGGTAATCCACAGCTTTTACACTTCATCTCATTAAATATCTTTTGCCCCCTTTGATCGTTATAAAATGATCTTATTACGTGAAAAGGCACCGTAATAAGCCGCCCGCACTCACATCTGTACCAAGCCTTCTGACTCATGTAGTCATCTTTTGTCTTAGTGACCATTATCCTCCTCCTTCTAGTAAGTCTCACAACTAATATGAGATTCAAAACCGGGAGCGTCTCTCTTGACGCCAAAAAGTTTTTGGATCTTCCCTTTTAAGTTAATAATATAATTTAGGCTAACTTCTCCCATTTTAGCAATTAAAACACCACCAGTTTCGTCCACATTAATTTCTAACCACAATCTTGGAGGACCTAGCCCCTCAAGGTAAACCACAGCTACTTCTAGTCCTGCGCGTCTTTCAAACTGACAAGGGTGTTTAATCACAAGATTATGGGGATTGTCGTCCATCAAAACGTTTAATTCTATTCCCCTAATAAGAGCCTTCATAAATTCTGACTTTTCTCTTTTATGCGCCTTGTCTAATCTTTCTCTAAGCGTTTTCATCTCCCCCCCCCTTTCTCTATAAAGTCTTTTATCTAGTGGCTCCAATCTTCATCTCCCTTTTTATTTCTTCATTCAAAAACACTAACAGCTCCCTACCGAGAGAATCGGACCTCCTCGTCACCTCCCTTGTCATTAAATAATTAGGATCATCAAAAGAGGCAGTGCCGTAGAGAATATAAAAATTATCCAAATCTATTTTCTCCATCAAGCTCTCCTCCTATGTCTATTATATCTAAATGGCAGTAATCTCATTCTTACTCACCCTTGCCTCTCTATCAAGATTTTCTATAAACCTAAACGCGAGCGCCTCCCTTGGGTTGGCCGGATAACTTAGAGCAGAAATTTCTGGCCTTTCTGTTTTTATAATCCTCATATCAATAAACATCTTAACCTTAAGATGCTCAAACTCCGCCGTCACTGGCAGTTCACCACAATCATAATAAACCTCGAAAACGTTATCTATAGCGGTCGTCAAGCCCCTTGTCATCTCCAAGAAAGACGATACTCCATTTGAGCTAAGCCACCCCTCAAGAAAACCTTCTATCTCCTTTGTTGTTTTGGTGGACGACACTTTTTTAGAATCTACCGGTAGGCCGAGCGCTATAAGAGCAAGCTCAGCTTCAACCTGTTTCAACTTACCTATGGGAATTTTTTCCAAGTCCAAATAAGCATACTCAACCAGCTTGTTTAAGTTGTTAAATCTATCCTTAGAATTCATCTTGCTTCCCCTCCTTCCTTCGTATACTCTCACTTCTTAAAACATTTGTCAAGTTAAAAAGTAAAAATACTGGTGTGTAAAAAGGGGGGAGGGACTCCCATCTCAACCCCCTTCTCCTTAGAAAAACAAAAAAACCCCACCCCCCTTACGACGAATTTATTTTAATCATTTGATCTGCCAATTTATTTTAATCGTTGTTTGCTGATCTGCCAAGGGATCTATCTTATTTATTGGCCCATTGATCTAATTACTTCTTTACCAGGGAATTAATTAATACTTCAGTTCTCCACGGGGGCGTCCTCAGAACTACTAAAATACTTAATACCTGTTTTCCTTATTAAATAAATTTTCTAACAATGGGATACAAAAATAATTCACATCGCCCTTTTCGTCTATTTCTCTCAGGGCATTATGATAGGAAATAATCAGTGTAGCCCTTTTTTGATCCTGCTTCTCTCAGGTTTTGCAGCTGGGGTGTTAGGCTGTAAAATTTTTATCTCCTTATCTTTATTATTAAATAAATTTTCTGAGGGGTGTCTGCCACTAAAACAACTCACATGGCTTGTGATGGTCTTGGAGGTTGGG